GAACTTGCTTTTCGTTTTCGTCAGATGTTTGGATTGTGCCGTTGGTGGCGAAGATGTCATCAAACCTTATACTGGTTTGACCAAGGTCATGTAGATTATCCTCAAAAGCTCCAGTTTCGTCACATGGAAGAATACGAGTTGCTCCACCTGATGTGGCAAACCTAAAACCACCAGTGCTACTATTAACAAAATGTATACCCCCACTAATAGAACCAATAGACCCCACAGTTGCGGTATCTTTTTGTATTCGTATAATTTGACCATCTGATGACAATCTATTAGCAGTAAATGTAAAGTTTCCATCAACTGTGCTATACACACGACCATTAGATGCTAACAAAGCCCCTGCATTTTCATGAGCAAATGTAGTAGTCCCCACCAACACATTACCATCGCTGTTGATACGCATACGTTCTGCTGCGCCTACTCTAAATACCATATCGTTATCTAAAGCACCTAAAGTAGTTTCTGTGGTAGTGTCGTTGTCTTCAAATTTAATTAACGCATAAGCATCTGTTGATGTAAATGTAGCTGCATTGTTGGCAGTTCCAGAATTAACATGAAGTGTAGTATCAGGCGAACTTGTCCCAATACCTACATTTCCAAGACTATCTATTCTCATAGCCTCAGTTGGACTAGCGCCATCTGACCCATCGTTAGTCTTGAATATCAAATCGCCTTTTTGATCGTCAGCAGTACCGTCATGGCTACCCTGTATCTCAGCTAGTGTAGTTTCCTCACCGCCAGATTGTTGACCTTTGAAGATAACCTTACCTTCACGCCCACCATCAGTGTCTTCGTGCGTTGTGTTAACTATAGTTACTTCTGGCGTAGTATCAGTAGCTGTTACGTCTTGGACGTTAGCAGCAGTCGTATTTAAACTAACAGAACGTGCGCCTATATATCCAGCCATTAGCTTATCTCCAGGACACTGACCGCCACATCACTGCTAGCCGCAGTGTCAGACGTTATGGTTAACACTTGTCCAGCCTTCATAACAATTTTTCCATCAAGTGGGCTTAACGCAGAATTAGCTGGTATCGGCACACCTTTAATAAGGTAAATACTGTTCAGCTGCACATCGACTTTTATTTGGCTAGTCGTTGTGTTTGATAAATTAACACCAATCATAATCGAAGTAGTGGAAGCTGGTGCGCTATAGGTAGTGACAGGTGTTGTACCAACGCTTGCCACCAACGAATTTGTAAAGGTGTTTGGCATAATTTACCCCTATGCTACGTCATCAAGCAAAGCAGCCACAATGCAAGTCACTGTACTTGTGCTAGATATTGCGTGTACTTCAGCTACGGTGGTGTTTGGAATTTGAATAGACATATCTTGTCCAGCACCAACATAAAGAGCATCACCAGCTGAAGTTGAAGCTGTGCCACCATCTATAACAATATACACAGCATTTGATGCGTCAGTGTTCTTAATGTACAAAAACTTAACTTTATCTGCTGTGTGTATTGCAACAGGTGCAGTGTCATCATCTATCGCTGCGTAATCTATAAAATTACCAGCCATCAAATCTGTGCTTGCGTTAGATACACTGGTTAGTTTGTAGTACCATTTGTCGTTAGCGTCTGCTGGGGCAACAGTGGTTGTGTTTGAAATTACTTTTGCAATCTCATCTGGTAACACTGTAACCTGTGAAACGATTATTGCGTCATCTGCCATTTTTGATTTCCTTATCCTAATGCAACTGAGTAGACGGTGGCTTGGGCAACCGCATCACCAGCGGCTGTTTGTGCGGCGGCTTCAACAACACTAGCTGCCGCAGCTGTCGCGCTAGCCGCACTTGCGGTAGCGGAATTGGAACTAGCAGTTGCCGAATTACTTGAATTTGTTGCTGCTGTTTCCGAATCTGATTGAGCAGTTTGGCTCAAAACTTTTGCAGCTTCCGATGCTGCCTGTGCAGTTTCAGCACCAGTTTTTGCAGTTTCCGCTGCTGTTTGTGCAGTAGTTGCTGCTTCAGTATCTATAATCAAAGTCCACTTAGCAACGTCTGTATTTGTTTTAATCGGCTGAGATCCAGATGATGTATGTGCTGTGATACAGATATAGAAATTGTTATTGCTTGTGTCCTTTACCAGGTCACGCACACCATAGGTTCTACCAGCTGACCAGTTACCTTGAAGCGTTCCTAACTCCTGAGTGATATCAATGTTACCACTGGCATCGAAAGCAAACACTTTATTTGCCCTGGCTGTAGCATCCTCAGTAAAACTTGGATCTGTAATTGTGGTTGTTTTAGATCCCTTAATAGTTCTGTTTAATGTTTCCTCGTGCTGGTGAACCATAAACGTTATTTTATCTAACGTATCCTCGACAAGTGTCGCTGGAAACGGATCATTAGGTACGAGATCTAAACCTTGTGTTAGTGGTTGCTCTCGAATAATTGTTAAACTTTCACCGCTTGCTGGCGCAGTACCCATCGTGACGTTACCACCAGACGCAGCCCCTACCCCTGACACTGTGTAGTGTGTGGTAATTGTTTTGGTAGTCTCACCACCACTAGCATTACGAATAATGACAGTGAGGTCATCTTCATCAAAGATCTTAAAGCCATAGGCAAAGACCGTTGTCGAGCCGTTGCCGTTATAGCTAACCTTGTTTGTTGCGCTACTTACAGTCACCTAATTCTTCCTTCTGCTTTAGCCTGGGCTTTTTGTTGTAAAACATTATCAATGTCTGCGTACTTAGGATCGAGCATCATCTTTTCCCAAGCACCTTCTTTAAATGGTTTCTCAATCATAGTTTGGATTAATTCTACACGCTCTATATCGTCAGCAGCTTCGTATTGTTGGCCGTATCTGTTAGATGTGTCTGTCAACATATACTCTAACATTTCTTTATATGTGACCTCACCCAAACCAGGCTTATAAAGTCTATATTCGTTTTTAGCTTCATTAACCCAATCGCTAATAACGCCAGTTGATAACTGCACTCCATTTTTATTTTTTGGGTTTGTCAGCGGCCATCCACCAGTAGCGATTGATAAGCGCATAAGTTCTTTTTCGTAATCTTTAACAGGCTCTGCTTCGCTTATTCTAAAGCCAGATAAGTTGTTAAATATTGCACGACCTGGGCGCGTATAAATATTAAGATCTCCAGCGCCTAATGGACGCCCTAGAGTATCGTATCTTTGTGCAAATTTATCTTCTTCGTTTCTAAACGGAAATAAAGAATTTTCTGCTTGATAGGCATCTAGCAATCTACCAATCCGTATAGCTTCTGGTAGTGCTTCTTTTTTTACATGGCCAATTAAATTATAATCTGGCTCACCTGTTAAAGAATTTGCATATCGATATGTACCATCTTCAAATTGTTCTAATATGTCCTCTTCAGTGTAGTACGTTAAATCATTTCTTGGATCTTTAATTGCTGATCCCGTAAAAATTCTATCTCCAGCTGCTTGCAAACTGCTATATGGATTTGGCACTAAACCAATACTTGTTGCGCCAGCTGGTGACTCTAACAGTTTTTCTGGTTTAAGTTGTAAACCTTCTCCACGATCATAAAAGACTGATATAAAATTAGTCATGCTTTCAAACATGGGAACGCTGCTAAAGTAATCATATATTGCCGCTACTCCAGCAGTGCCTAAATTATTTCTTAATGTTATATCGTCTGTCAGATGTTGGCGCTGTACAATATCAGCAGTCAAAGCAACGACAGCAGATACTGGCCCGAAACCATTATAACTAATATACTTTAGAGTACCATTTGGATTGCCGTACATGTCATACAATGGCAGATCTTCTCCGTCTGCATCTGTCGGCCAGTTATCACCTTTTATTACTCTTGAATAAGGTTGCCATCCTTTAGGTAATCTTTCTCGAACTCTTGGATCTGCTGGCACTGCACCAGTTATCTGTCCTTCTAAAGCAAGCTGGCCAACTTGATACATGACAAGACCGCCTACTGTGTATCGAGCTAAAGCCATTTCCATTTTTTTTGCGCCGTTTTTTCCCATTAAATCGCGGCGTGTATTTTTACCTACAGCATTAAAAAATGGAATCATTTCTGACGCGCGTAAAATTTCGTTTGTAGGCGCTGTAGCAAAAGCCATCAAATAACGGCCTATTGGTATAAATCCTAATTCTAAATTTTGAATAGCACTTGTAACTTTTCCAAATTGGCCAAGGTCACTTTGTAATGTGTCAAACTCTGATTTTTCAATTAAGTCATCTGCTTTTGACATTGGGTCAATAATTACCATTGCAGCAGCATCTTGGGCTTCAGCATCTGATGCGCCGTTTCTCTTGGCGTTTTTGTAGGCTCGGTTTGCTTGTACATAAAGCTCACCGCGCTGTGACATTGTTTTAAAAAACTCGTCACCAAACATTAGAAATCGAAAAGGTACGTTTGTTACTTTGCCAACATAATCAAGACCCTTACCTAAATAAGTATCGTCAGTTCCTGATACGTTGTTATATCTTTCTAGATCAACTTTGCCTTTGCCAGCTGGCTCATTCTTTTTAAAGCCTATTGCCGCTACTCGAAAAGCATCTCGAAAGGCATCGTTAAAGCCTTTAAGCCTCATAAGCGTGTCATCTATTTCTACCTGTTCTGGAGACAGCTGCACGTTTGGATTTAAAAACAATTTTGTTTGCCGACCAACTGCCCCGTAGATACCAGCAAGTTGCTCAACAGGTAACTGGTACAGCATAAAACTTGCTGTGCCTAATACGTTTTTCATTTGAGTTGACGAGTTACTAAGCAACCCACTTAAAAACATTTCTGAAATCATTTGGCGCGTTTTAGCTTGCCAACCGCCATGCGCCATTTCGTTAAGTGCTGCTAGCCTTTTATGTTTTGGTAGTGCGTTAACATCGAGGACCCTATTTGCCATGAGGTCAACCAAGTCAGCACCGCCTGTTTCAGCTAATGCGCGTCTTGCTTCTGTTGCCATTCGAACAGCGCTTTCCTCACCACCAACTTTAATTTTAAACGATTGCAATGCGCGCGCTGCTTCTGTTTGCGCGCCCTTTAGTTGCAACTGAATACCAGCATGGATTGCCACTTGCCTTCGGAAGGCTAACCTATCTAAATCGCTTACTGGCTCAAAAACACCATCAGCATTTTCTGCACCACCGTCTTGTATTTTTTGTGCAAGCTTTGTTAATCTATCACCTGACTTAGATAAAATTTCACGGGCAGCTGTAAGCTGTGCTGCATTCCAAGTTTGTCCAGCCTTACGAGCTAGTAATTTTTTTGTGTAATTAATTTCGTCTAATAATTTATCGCCAGCTTGTTCAATAGTGACTTTGTTTGGCAAAACACCACGTTTGGTGATTGTTGTTTCGTCTTTATAAACTTCAGATAGAGACATAATTGTGGCGTTTATGTCATCCGTAGTATTCATGTATTCAAAGTTAAAATCTGTTTTGATATTGCCCTGTTTTAATTTTTCTATTTCGGCATCTCTATTTGCAATCAGGTCTAATACTTGATCTGCCCTATTTTCATCGGCAATATTTACATTTAGATCAGTTTGATTTTCATCTGCCCTCAATGCTGCCTTAGCATCTTGCTGTACGTCTAGCGCACTTTGCTCTAGTTTTTCTTGCGAATTGGCAATAGCTTCTTCAGCGCTGCGAATGACCTGGGCATCTTCATCTGGTTTATTTACAAAGCCTTGATCTTTGAATTGCTTCTGACCTTCTGGTGATAAAAATTCTTTAGAAGCTTCTTTCTTTCTTGCAGTTTCAGAGTAAGTACCGTCATCCTCTATTAGGACACGTTCTTGCGGTGTGCCTGGCACATCAACATCTGATTTTCTAATTTCGTTTATTTTGTTAAGAACAGCGCCAGTGCCAATTCTACTCATACCAGCTAGTTGCGTTGCTAGCTTTGGATCTTCGGCAAACTCCGTAGGTGACCCCTTTTGAGCCAGCGCAGATCGTTGTGTGTTTTCGTCTGCTATGTCTTGCGGATTTATTGCCATTGAGCCTCGCATAAAAAAAGGACGCCAAAGCGTCCTTCAATTAAAGTATTAAATTTATTTATTATTCTTCAGTATTTACCATTGTCTGTGCGGATATGGCTACTGGAGCAACAATTCCGTATTTTTGCATTATGCTAATAAGCTTCTCGTCAAAGATAACGTAATTTTGTTTTGCCGCATCATCAGTAACACTAGCCCCTCTTGAACCAGCCGCACGATATTTAACTCCTTTAATACCTTTCTTTACCAATTCTTCTGAAAAGGCATCGTCAGGAATTGATCGCATACTTTTAACAGTTTCTAATAAAGTTCCAAAATCAGCAGTATTTGCTACGCCATATTTTTCGTAAAAGGGTTGGAGAGCTTTCTTAATATTTTCTGATTGCTCATTAAGAGATAAATCATAATCTATTAACTCATCAGGTTTTGGCTGAAGTGCTACTTGGTAAGTTTTGCCATATTCTTTCGTATCAAAGTTAATTTGTTTTTCGTTACTAGCAACGCTATTTATTAAGTCAGTCAAATAATTAACTTCACCAGGCTGGTCTATAGGATCTTTGCTTTTTAACGTATCGTTCATAATACTTAACAATTCGTTTTTAAGTTCTTTACCTTTTTTCGGTTCATATCGAGAACCAGCCCCACTTGTTTTTATTTCATTGTATAATCGCCATTCATTAACAAAAATATCTTCTATTAAAGATGCTTGTGCATAATCTTCTGCTGTTAGATTTTGAACTCTGCGATATCTTTTATCTCTACCAAATGGCGTTGCCCCTGGACTATAATCTCTAAACTCTCCACTTTTAACTAATTCTAAATCCCCTATAGCAAAATTTTCTAAACCTGTTCCACCACCAACACTTTGTCTATAAAAATTAGCTATGTCTTCACTATCGGTAAAATATAAACCATATCCGTATGCTTGTGCACCTTCTCCAGTGTTGACCATATCTAACCGAAATTCGTTAAAATCTGCACCAGAACCATGAAAGGCAATAATACCTGGTTCTTTTTCAGTTGGTGCTTTTACGTTAGCTACAGGGTCATCTGGGTCATAACCAAAACGTTGAATGTTTGCTTGTTTGCGTAAGTCTGCAATGTTACCGCCCATCGATCCGACAGTGGGCATTTCGCCAGGCTGATTAAGACGCTGTTTGAGGGCTTGTCCGAATTCTTCTAAACCTTCTCGCAAAAGAGGAATGTTTTTCTTAAGCCCTTTTGCCCCAGCCGCTGTAACTGGAAACGCTTCTAATAATGACAAGCCAGCTTCCAATGCACCGAAAGCAGCTGTTACATTATCGCCAGAATTACGACCTCTTAAATAAGTATTAATACCTTCCTCTGATCCATAGAAAATACCCATTGGCGTGAAATCAGCTATGCCTAAACCCAGATCTCCTTGCGTAGAATTATAGTTGCCAAAAATACCTTCCGCTAGTTGACGCGCTTCAAATTCATCCATTCCAAGAACTTCAAAAATCTGGCGAAGTTCACCATCACCGTTTTCAGTCATCCACTGCACATCTTTTTCGCGTAGTGTTTGTTCGCGTGGCATCGCCAGGTCACCGCCTGATCTAGTTACTAATAATTCTTCACCTCGCGTTAGTGGTTCAGTACGGCCTGTTTTCTCAACTGGTTTTGGCATCATGCCAGCAGCTTCGACCTCTTCAAGCGTGTAACCAGCAGCCTCATAGTCTTTAATGTCAAACGGCATATCTTTTAGAATATGTGCGTATTCTTTTATTTCTTGAGTTTTGTCTTTATCTAGTTCTGCTAAGACAACATACCCACCGCCGTCCATCGGTAGTAAAACATCATTTTTGCCTGTTGAAATATTGTAAGCAATTTTTTTGTTCGTGAGGCTATCTATTGGTGGAATGTTTTGACCTAGCTCTGATGCCTGGTTGTACTTTTCCATTATCGCATCAGCGTTTGTTTCTTCTAAAAAGCTCATCGTGTTTACTCTGGTGTAGGCGCATTAAAAGCGCCAGATTTAATAAATTCTTTTAACCGCGCTTTGACACGAGAAGTTTGATTTATAATGTAATCGTTGCCTCTTTGATCTTCTGTTAAAGTCCTAAACCATTCCTCTACCTCTTGAATCATGTTTGGTGTCTGAGAGAAGGTAAAATTGAGACCTGTCAAATATCGTGCAGAAATATTTGTAGAAACATAATTTTCAAAATTTAGTTTTACATCATCGAAATATAGTTGTTCGTTATCTTTAACAGCTTTGTCTAACGTAGTATTTATGACGTCTATCGTTAAGGGATCTGCACCTTGTCTTAACGAGTCTCTAAGAAGCTCATACATTGCCTCGCTAACTTTAAAATAAGCAGCGCGGCTGGATGTTGCGAAGTTAGCATCTAAACTACTAAGGGCATCGTATTGATATTTGTTTTTAGCAAGGCGTAGCGCTGAATCAAAAGCTTTATCTACTCTTGATTGTGCGGCTGTTTGCTCACCTTTTTCTTTTTCTAATTTTCTTCTTCGGTTTTCTAATACAAAACCAGCGAATGTTTTATAATCTGCTGATGAAAGTTTGCTTCTATTTTCTTTAATCTCATTTATTGTTAGTGTGCCATCTACATGTGCATCCAACAAATCTTTAAAAACGTCTTCATCTGTTTCAGTTGCAGATGAACCTTTGGGTTTTAATAATTCCTTATTGTCTTTATCTATTGCGTTTTGAAAAGCCTCATCGACCTCTCCAATACTGTACAAATGATCGGTAACAAATTTTCTTGCTGTAGCTGCTGACATTGTGTCAGCTGTTTCAAAATATTCTTTTATTTCTGGTATGCGAAGATCAATGTCTAGCATGTCTTCTTTTGTTAACATTTCATTTTGATCAAAAAGGTTTGTAAATCTTGTGTAGCTATTTTGTAAAGAGCTACTGACTAATTTAAAATCTGCTTCGAGTTTTGCGTCTAATTGGTTTTTGAAAGTTGTAAATGCTTTGGCATCATTAAACGCTTCCATGATAATATCTTGCGCTTCTTCAGCTGGTATCTGCGATAAAGCAAACATGGTGTAATCGCCACCACGTTCTAGAAAGATTTCCTCGCCTTCTGGCACATCTTTGCCAACTTGCTCTAAACCTAACATAAGAGCAAAAGCGCGCTCTGCATCTTGCCCGACATACAAAGACACTACATCTTTTGCGACATCAGATTGCAAAGTTAATACTGATTGATTTATTACTTCCTGATTATAACGACCATTGGCTATACCAGGATCATAATCTTTTTTCAAATCTACAAATTTATTAATGTAGGCTGAAATCTGTACATCTAATTTACCAAGATCTAATCGCGCACTTTCAAAACGGCTGTTGACCCCTAATTGATCAAGAGCAATTATTTTTTTATCAACAACACTTTTAAGACTAAAACGGTTTTGCACTTCGAGTAAATCAAATTGATGCAATACTTTTTTGCGTATGGATGGGGCTTGGACGGTTGATAGAGTTTCGGCGCGCAGTTTTTTCATGCGCTGACCCCATTTATTTTTTTGGTCTAGTATATTGCGTACATCACCGTCATTAGAAAAATCAGACATTGCCTGGCGCATACCTTCTTCAATCGAAACAGCTGCTTCGTTGTATTGAGAAGTTGCAATCATTTCTGCGCGCTGGGCAGCAAACTCACCAGCTGCTGACAATAAACCCGATGTTACTTCACCTTTGGCTAACTCTGCCCGAACAAATGGCTCTGCATTTTTGCGAACACTAAAGCGTCTGCCAGGCATTTCATTAGAGCGCTGCACCCTTGCTGTGTATCGTGGAATTTGAAAACTCATTCTTTATAAAACTCCATACCAGCGCTTCCAGCTTGCCCTATAGATTTAATCAGGCTTGCAGTACCGCTAGCGCGCAGACCAGCTGCATTGGCTTGGCCTGTCATGCGTGTTAACTCTGCTTGTAGTTTTGTCTCCTCTATTGCGTCATCAATCTGCATATTTGTAATTGAATTATTAAAAGCTTCAGTTTCTTGCTCGTAATCAAACTCACGCGCATTCTCTCGCAACACCTCGATAGGTGTACCTTGGCTGAGATCAAACCCAGCATATGCATATCCAGACCGTGCTGTACCTTGTACTTCGCCCTCAAATGCCCGTGCATTACGACCTTGTGATGCAGCAAAGTTTGTATTGATAATCTGGCGTTGCCTGGTTAGCAGATCTATATCGCGCTCGATGATTTGAGCATTAAACTCAGCAGCTGCTTGTGCTTGACCAGCTGCTGCCCGTGACGCTTTTTTAGCTGAAAAACCAGCGAGTAAATCTGTACCTACTTTAATAGCTGTAAGTGCTGCAAACGCGCCCATTGATCACCTATATGTCAAAAGTGTTTAATCGAGGATAAAAGGCCAAGATGGTCATAGGCAGCGCCTGGCTTTGCTGTATGTAAATGCGATCATCCTCATCAAACCCACCTCTAAATTCTATATCTTTATCGCCCGTAAATAACGGCACAGCGGCATCCATTGCCATCGAACTATCTCTAAACGGGATCCGATCTACATCTGTTGGACTGTTACCAACCTCGATACCTACCGTTTCAAACAATCGCAGTGTAATGCCGTGAATTCTCTTTGGTTTACCCTGACTTGTGCCATCAGCTGAACCAGCCTCAATACGCAAAGTTTTCATCGCGCTGGTAAAACTATAACCCACAGCAGCTGTCGTTGCTCCGAAGTTTAATGTAATACCGCCACTACTCACAGTGGCCGTTGGATGGCTAGATCCGTTGGCCAAAACATCCACGGTTTGACCGCGCAAGTGATACAGCCCCGATAGCGTTGTTGTAGAGCTACCAGAATACGACAGGCCACTATCAACGAAATGTGCCGCTGTTGATACACTTCCAAAATCAAACGGTTTTAGTTTTTCTACATATCTTTTTGTTACGCTATCAATTGTGCGCTTTACGATCATAAACAATGCATCTTCGCCAGTGTCCGTTGGAAGCGTTGCAATGCTCTCAACTACCGCCTGACCAGATCCAAATGCACCACCTAATACATGCTTGTGCCAGGCCACCACTTCTTCCTCACGGCGATACGTCATGCCCAGCAATGTGCCATCTGCACGAATACACCAAACGACACTATCAGGCTCTTGTTGATAGGCCATTTGAGTAATGCCGCCCTTGGTGACATGTTCAGCCAATATAGTCATATCTGGCGCTTGATAGCCGCCCGTGTTTACATCACCGACAAACTTAAACTCTCTAATTTTTCTTGATCCTCGTTGGACGAAAAGCGTCACATCGGCCACTTGCACGGGTTCTATTTGAGATGTTCCGTAGTTCGAGTATTTCCTAATGAGCGTCGTTGTAGGCGTTACTGGCCCGTCATTAGTAGATGTCAGCACATACTCGCCGCCAGACGTACCCACAGTAAGCACTCTCGTTGCTGAAAGATAACGGATAGCGTTAACTTGATTAGACGCAATCGTATAGATAAGCGCGTCATCGTCATTTGTTCCCACTGCAAAATTATCGTAATCACCGTTTTTGCTAAAGAACAATGTTTGCGGATTGTTATTTGTATTTCCGAATACTAAGCGCTGCTCGAAAAACGAGACAACGCTTGGCCTGTTGTTTGCGCCACTTAATCCTGGGCTGGGAGATCCCGCGATTGAAAGCGTAGCAAACGTCCAGTTGTTATGATCGCTTCTTGTTAATGTGCGTATATCGTATGACGGATGTACCAGAAACATCGTGTCAGCTGATTGCACAAAGCGGATATCAAATAGATCTGCCTCTGCGTATGGTGATGCCGTTTCGTATATTTCTGTGGCTGTTCCACCCGATGTAAATGTTGTTAAGCTGGTAGAGTTGATTGCATTTCCAAACAGATCCACCAACGAAAATGTATGTGTTGTTGAGTTCGCTACCCGATAGTTGCGGCCATTTAGTTCTGTCATGCCGCCAACGCTATCGATAAAGATCTCATCGCCGTTGCTAAACCCGTGGCTGTTACTTGTTAAAACACCAGGATTAGCTTTTGTTATTGCTGTTATTGTTTTTGCAGAGCTAGTAAGTACTTGTAGATCATTACGAAAAACACGCATGATCTGATTACCAAACTCTAAAATATATGTATCGGACGTTTTAAACTGAAACGGTATTAGTCTTGTTTTAACGGCGCTGCTTTTTACTTCGCCTAGATATTCTGTGCCTGGTCTTCTCGTTACACCGCCGTGTGGCATTACCACCATATTCGTGAGATCCGACAGACCTTGCGAATACTTTTCTAAATTTGTGCGACCTTCCAGGCGTGGGCTTATTTCTCCAGCTGTGAACGCACTAAAACTAGGTGCAGATCGTGCCATTTACATTCTACTCTCGATAAAGTCAGAAGCCTCAAATCTTTGTGGCGCACCCTCTGTCGCATCAGTGTGACGCGCTTGTTTAAGCACTTGTTCATATTTTGCATACATCAGCTGCACGAGAGTTGTTGAGCCTGTTACCGCATAAGATATTTCTGATGCCAGGTACGTTGATAATGCCTCGATCAAACCGCTATCGTATTCGTTAGGATCTGTAACTCTAGCAATGTATTTTATTTTTGCTGTACCTTCATCCGTTAGAAGCTTTCTACCCTCGATGACAAAGACAGGAGATCCATTGTTAGATACCATATTGTCCTGGGGATAGCTTAGAGCGCCATTACTAAACTCTAATACGCGCAAGCAAAACGGATCGACAGGCAGCGGATATTGATTTGCATATCCAAAATCTGGTGTCGCTGTTTCTTGTGCTAGCGTTGATCGTCTTATTAATGAGTTCCAGGGATGTTCTCTAAATACAAAATCACGCGCACTTTCAAATCTTTGATTAATAATACGCGCTACTTTGGAGTTTTCATCTAGTGCAGAGATGTTAGATGCGCCCAACATGTTTAGCGCAAAATTAGCAATATCAACTGTAGATGGCATATTTTAACTCCATGAGAAAAGAAGGGGCGCAAACGCGCCCCAACCTATTAGTCCACCGCATATTTGATGGTTACTTCGATAGTGCCTGTTCCAGCAGCACCGCCCATTGTTGCCGTTACAGCAACACCATCTTCGTTAGTGTCTGTCTCTGTGCCTGAGCCAAGAGCCAAAGTTGCGAGGATGTCTACCTTTTGGGCTGATGTTGATGCAGCAGCAGCTTTATATCCAGCAGGAGCAGCGGAAACCGCTGTGCCAGCCGCATTTGTGTGCGCTGCGTAACCAACTGACAAGGTTGTTGATGAACCCATAGCATCATGTGCTAGTGACCCTTCAAGCAATCTTGCGCCGTCTGGTAGAATAAACATCTCAATAACGTCACCAGACGCTAATGAAGATGCTTCGTATGTGCCATGAGCAACACGGACACGACCGCCCAGCTCATTTGCCTTGTTCATCACGGCTGGAATAGCGCGTGTGTTAGTGCGTTGTGTTGAATAAACAGTAGCCATTAGTCAATCTCCTTATTCGTTACAAGCTATTTCTACCACTTTAGATTCTTCCATACGGGTAGAACCAATAGTTTGGCAGTAATAGACTTGAGTTGAGTATGACTTGTCAGCACGTTCATCAATACGTGCGGCTGGCTCTTTGCCAACAGCAAGCTTCAGACCGTCTTGAGCAAACGCGATAACCTGGCGGCTTGTGCCGTCATCGGTCAAACGATTACTTACGATGAAGTTAAATCCAACAAATGAATTAATTTCACCTTGAGCCAAAGCCTTAACAGTATTGAAGTCGGCTGAAGTCACGGTTGTATTGTTCAACAGATCAGAAATCTGCTTTGGTGAAACAATAATGTGCCGTGGAATAGATGGATCAACACTTGCTGAATCTAGTAGCTCTTTAGCAGATACTAGTTTAGCAATAGTCAAACCAGCAGAACCATGAGCAATCTTTTGCCCAGCAGGTAGTGCTGTTGTTGTTGAACCGTCTTTGCCTGTTTGCGATGAACCTAAAGCAGCGCTGATGACAACATCATCCATTGCTCGACCCATAGCAGCAGCGGCTGCACGACTATAAGTTGAAGTTGGGTCAACAAGTAACCTAACTTTATCGCTGTCATCGATAAGATCAGCATACTCATAGTCTGACATTGTTACCATTCTTCTGGTATGTGGTGTCTCGACTAAAGGCGTATCCTGATGTCTGCTTGTGCGTAGAACAGCAGCAGCTTGTCCTACTTGATCAAAAAAAGCTTTCTCACCATTAACGCTTTCTGTATCCACTGCATTTCGCAGCAAGGAACCCATCTGCTGTGATAGCATTTGGACATTAGCGCTAAACTGGTTAACAAAAGCTGTAGTAATTTGGGTAGACATATCGTCTCTCCTACTTCTGTTTCAATTTAAGGTTACTGCGCTTGGTTATCTCTTGCGAGGCCTTGCTGCTACTTAGGGTAGCTACTCCGCTTGACTACAAGCTTACTAGTGGGCCTTTCGGTTATCCACTATAAGAAATCACGAAGTCGTAACGCTGTTTGCACGTACTCATCGTGTTGTGGGTGCATTCTATCACCATATGGGCCATCAAGTCTAGTGATGTCAGCAAGTTGTCTGTTTGCTTCCTCTGGCGTCATAATCATTTCGGTAGGTGTACCCTCAATATTATCCTCTCCAATTTGCGTAGCAAGATTAGAAAACATCCGTATTATATCTGGATGATCGCCCAACATTCGCCCATCTGCAAGTTTTATTTCATCAAAAATTTCTGTGCCGCCTAATAACTGATTTGCGGCTAGCTGTGCAACTTCTAATCTTTGCTCAAACGCTTGACCATACTCTTGTCGCAATTCTTGTTCAGCAGAATACTGAGCTTCTTCTGCACCTTGAGAAAAATTGTCATTCATATTTGTTACAGCAGATTTAACAAAATCCATCATTACATTTGCTTGTTGACCATTAAGACCAGCATTTAAAGCATGCTCTCTAAACGAGTTAACGTATGAATCTTCTAACGGAATATCTTTACCAAGCTCATATTGATTAGCTTCTGTCGGAGCCCCAAGCCTTGTATATACTTCGCGCCAATCGTCAGCAGTTGCCGAACTACCAGGTATAGAAACTTT